TTAGAGGGTAGTTGGAAACATCCATTATTAATTAATAGAAATGGTGAAGAAGTTTGGGTACGAATGAATGAATTAGCTGTTGGTGATAAACCAATAATTAATTATGGTCAAAATTATTTTGGTGAAAATGATTACGTGATTAATGATAATGATTATATTTATACGTCAAACGAATTATTAAAAGCAAAAAAAGAAATTTTAATTGATTATATTGGAAAATTATTTTTTGGTCGTGATTATTTTATTAACACAAATAAGAACACCTTAAGAAGGGTCCAATCTTTATTATTTAATATGGGTATTATATCAATAATAGATGGGGATATGTTAGTTAAAATAACCTTTACTCACGATTTTAATAATATAATTATTGATGAGATAATTGAAATAACTAAGGGGGAAGATTATACGTATGATTTACACGTACCAGAAACTAATTCATTCATATCAAATGGTATAGTTAGCCATAATACTGGGGGTAAAGCTACGCTAATATCAACTCCAAGGGGTATGGATGCGTTATATTACAAAACTTACGACCAAGCAAAGAGCAAAAAAAATAACTTCAATATCATTGAAATGAAATGGTATGAGGATTTGCGTTATAATAAAGGCCTTAAATGGCTTAAAGGTGACCAAGTTTTTGAAGAATACGAATTTACCTTTGATTCATATAATAAAATGATTGATGATGGATGGAAACCAACATCATTTTGGTATGAGGAAATGTGTAGAGGTATGAACAATGATGCTAAAATGATAGCACAAGAGTTAGACGTTTCATTCATAGGTTCTGGTGGTAACGTTATTAGTGAAGAATATATTGATAATCAAAATAAGTTTAATGTAAAAGACCCAATAATGATGTTAGGGTCAGAACAAGAAACATGGATATGGGAAGAACCAAAAGAAGGTCATCAATACATACTCGGATGCGATGTATCTAGGGGTGATGGTGAGGATGCTTCTACTATTGTTATTTTAGATTTCACTACTATGGAACAAGTTTTGGAATATCAAGGTAAAATACAACCAGATTTACTTGCGCAATTAGTTGAACAATATGGTGAAATGTATAAAGCATATGCAGTAGTCGATATTACTGGTGGTATGGGTGTTTCTACAGTATTAAAACTACTTGAATTTGATTATAAGCGATTGCATTATGATTCTTTAGGTGGTAAAGTATTATCAACTAGACAAAGAGAAATGGTTTCTTATGGCAAAGGAGATAAAATACCTGGTTTTCAAGCAACAAATGTTCGTTTACCAATGATTTCAAATTTGGAATATAGTATTAGAACAGATACTGTTAAAATACGTTCCAGACGACTTACATCGGAATTAAAGACATTTATATATAAAAATGGAAGACCAGACCACATGGATGGTTATCATGACGATTTAATTATGTCTTTGGCAATGTGTTTATGGGTTTTGGAACATTCTTTTAAAAACCTAGAAAAGTTAGAAAAACAAACAAAAGCAATATTAAATAGCTGGGCTGTTGGTTCTAGTAATAGACCAACTATCACAACTACAGATAGCAACACAAAAAAAACAATAACAACGGTAAACCAAAAACACCCTGCATATAAAAATGTTCAAGACCCTACTGGTCAGTATGCGTGGTTATTTAGTGGTCAAAATAAAATGAAATAAAATGGGAATAAGTAAAAAAATTTTAATTCAAGCTAAACCTATTAACGATGTTGTATTTTTTTGGTCACCACCAAAAAACAATTTTGGACCAAATAAAAATATAAAAAAATATGTAAAACCATATTTTTGTAACGCAACAAAATATTCTCAGGGTCAAGATTGGATAACAACATATGTATATGATAGAGTAATTGTTGATGGTGAGCAACAACATTCGGCTTATGTTGAATGCGATTATGTTCAATAACTATTTAATTTCTAAAAAAATAGAACTATATTTAAATAAAAAATTATGGCAGATAATAAAAATCTAACAATATTTCAGAAACTAGGGCAAGTATTAAATCCTAGTAACGTTAAACAATCACAAACAACATCAACTCAACGTTATAATATAGGTAATGGTGAATTACTTAAAACAGATAACAAAGCTGATTTTGAGAGAGCTAAACTACAGGCTCAACAAAATAAATATTTGGGTCAAGTATGGAAAAAGGTAGAGAGTGGATTGTTTCAACAATCAATTAATTATGAAACAACTCGTATTGGTTCTTATTCCGATTTTGAAGCTATGGAGTTTTATCCAACAATAGCAGCAGCATTAGATATTATGATGGAAGAGTCTACAACGCTTAATCAGCATGGTAGAATGCTTAATGTTTATTCTGATAGTAATAGAGTTAAAACTATATTAGAAGATTTATTTTTTAACAGGTTAGATTTACACACTTCATTACCAATGTTTACTAGAAACACTTGCAAATATGGTGATAATTTTGTTTATCTAAATATTGATGATAAAAATGGAATAATTAGTGCTAAGCAATTACCTAATTACGAAATGGAAAGAAGAGAAACTGGATTATTTGATATGGTATCTGGAAGAGAAACACCAAATACATTGGAGAAAAGTTCATCAACAGATAAAGTTAAGTTTTTTTGGAGAGGTCGTGATGTTGAATTTAATTCATGGCAAATTGCTCACTTCCGTTTATTAGGTGATGATAGACGTTTACCTTACGGTACATCTGTTTTAGAGAAGTCTAGACGTGTTTGGAAACAATTAATACTATCTGAGGATTCAATGCTTGTTTATCGTGTGACTAGAGCACCAGAAAGACGTGTATATAAAATCTATGTCGGTAACATTGATGATGCTGATGTTGAACAATACGTAAATACAATTGCTGACAGATTTAAAAGGATGCCAATAACTGACCCACAAACTGGTCAAATGGACCTTAGATATAATCAATTATCTAATGACCAAGATTATTTCATACCAGTTCGTTCTGAAAATGCGCCAACACCAATTGATACATTGCCTGGAGCAACTAACTTGGACCAAATTGCTGATATAGAATACTTACAAAAGAATTTATTCACATCACTTAGAGTACCAAAACCATTTTTAGGTTTTGAAGAGGCTGCTGGTGATGGTAAAAATTTAGCTTTACAAGATATTCGTTTTTCTAGAACGATTAATAGAATACAACAATCTATGTTACAAGAACTTAATAAGATTGCTATTATTCATTTATATATCTTAGGGTTTGAAGAGGATTTAGATAATTTTACACTTACATTAAATAACCCATCAACTCAAGCTGAAATGCTTAAGGTTGAACATACTCAACTTAAAGTTACTTTATATAAAGATGCTGTATCTGATGCTGGAAATGGTTTTGGTACTATGTCTATGACAAGAGCACATAGAGAGATTCTAGGATGGTCTGATGATGAAATTAAGAAAGATTTACTAGAACAAAGAATGGAGAAAGCAGCAGCTGCTGAATTAGCTAATTCTAGTGCAGTAATAAAACATACTGGTATGTTTGATGTTGTAGATAAAATATATGGCGATTATCAGAAAGCGCTTGAAGGTGGTGGAGCTGGTGAAGAAGGTGCTGGTGGAGAATCCTCTAGTTCTGGAGGTGGCGGTGGCGGCCTAGGTGGCTCATTCGGTGGCGGTGGAGTAAGTGGTGAAGATTTAGATTTTGGTGGTGAGACAGGTGCTGAAGAAGAAGGTGGTGCAACAGCTGAAGCAGGTGCAGAAGCAGGTGCAGCTGAAGTAGGTGCTGAAGCAGGTAGTACTGAAGGGTTAGCAGAATCTATAATGAAAACTGAAAAATTATTGATAGAAAGAAAAGACGCAATATCTAAAAAATTGGATGCTAGAACAAAAAAATACCAAGGAAGATTTGTTACTCTTGTTGAGTCAATAAAACCAGATGAAAAAATAAAAGAAGAAAAAGTTAAAATTTACGATAAAAACATAAAAGTAAATCAAAATATCAATACAATGATTGATGATATTAATAAAATGTTAGATGAATAGTCACTTTTTTAAATAAGTAATGATATTTATAAATTAAAATAAAGTATGAAGAATTTTGGTAAACTAAAAAACGTATTTAATGATTTAATTTCTGAGGGTATAGCAACTAAAGACGCTAAATCTATTGAGTTATTTAAAAAATACGTTAAGACAGTAAAAGAAAGTGAAATATTAAAAACTCAATTTTTAGTAGTATCAAATATAGAAAATAAAATTGAGTCTAATAGAGAGAAAGCAACTCAATTTGTTAAAGAAAATATTGATTTATTTTCAAAATTTGATAAGAAAAAAATGATTGAGTTAAATGAAAATTTATCTAGTTTTATCACATCATCTAATAAAGGTGATTTATTAAAAGAAGATATTGATTATAACCATAAAAATTTACATCAAAATATCTCTACACTTATATTCACAAAAAAAACACCAAACAATATAGATACGATTGTAGATGCAACTACTGAAGTTGTTGATTATATTTTAAACAACAAAACTAAAGAGATTGTAGAAGCATATGAGTTACCATCTAGTTTATTGGCTAATATAATGGTTGATAAATATAATGAAAGATATGCTGATTTGGATGAATCTGAAAAAAGAATACTTAAAGTTCTTATTGAATCAACAGATGAAGAAAAAAAAGAATTATATTCATTAACAATAAGAGAGTGTATTGATTTGATAAATGAAAAACTATCTGATTCAGATTTAGAAGTAAAAGATAAACTTTTGCGAGTTAAAGATAAATTATTAAATGACAAGCAAAGTGTTATTGAAGATTTTAATAAAAATATATCTAAATTAATTGAACTGAAAGATAATTTAAAAAATAGTTAATTTTTAAAAATGTTTGTTATGAAACCTGTTGCTAGCGAAAATTTAATTAAATTAAGAAAGTTAAACGAGAAACTTTGTTTTGATTATGTTGAATCGGAAGATTATAAAGAAATAGTTAAAGAAATAAAAGAAGCTATTGATTATGGTAAATCTGATATCGAAAATCTAGAAACATCTCAATCAAAAATTAAGTGTTATGAGGGCATGTGCTCAAAAATTACAACAATATTAAATAAACTTAAACACATTTAATCATGGCTGATGACAGAAACACTTGGGGTGAATATAGTAATTTAGTTCTTAAAGAATTAGAACGTCTTAATGATAACTACGATAAAATGAGGACGGATATGGACATTAGGTTTAATGAATTAAACCAAAAACTAACAGAAGTTAAAAGTGTAGAAAGTAGGGTTTTTTCACATACTACATGGATTGAAAGAGTTAATGATGTATGGTCTCCAAATCAAATGAAAGAAGCCAAGGATGAGTTATATAAACAAAAAAATCGTTGGGTTGCTGCGATAGCTATTGTAACGTTTGTTCAAATACTTGTTGGTGTAATTATTTCTATGTGGGGTAAGCTATAATAGCTACTTGACATATTAAAATATTTTCATTATACTTAAATAAAAACCAGGTATGATGAAAACAGGAAAAGAAATAAAAGTATCAACATTTAAAAATTTTAATGTTATTTACGGAAGTGTAAATAATAAACATTCAAAAGCAATTTACATAAACATGTCAGCTTGGGTTGACCCTAATAGTGAAGAGCCATTAAATTACAATCGAGTAATTAGAGAATTAAATAAAAACGTTAAACAAAAACTATATAATTTATTTAACGAAAATAATAATTCTGAATTTATAAAAGATAGAACAATTGTAGATTTAGACATTAGAGAATCTGGAATTAAATACGGTAAACGTAGTTTTATGAATTGTGAAATGACACTTTTCCTAAATTCAGAAAAACGAGTTAATTCAGAAATAATGATAAATAATTTAAATCAAATCGTTAATATGCTAATTAGCGATATTTTTGATAATAATAAAATATTTAAATTTCATAGAAAGAAAATTTAAAACTAGATTAAAAATAAGAAACCATAAACACTAGTGTTTAAGGTTTTTTTATTTTATACACATATTTATTATATAAACGCAAACTATATGCATAATTATAACGAATTAAAAGTATTGAAACGTCATGAAACAGGGACTGGTGTTTTAATCGAACATGATGCTGGATTTATTAGTCCTGATGAACCTAGGAATCAACCTTTTATCAATGAGATAAAAAAATTAGATACAGGTAGCAAAATGACTATTGTTGAACCGCTTATTGTATACGTTGTATTACAGAAGTATGGTATCCTTAACCGTAATGGTAGGGTTTATCCAGAAAGCATATTAAAACAACAAGATAGGTTATATCAACAAGCAATCAAAGAAAGAAGAGCCGTAGGTGAATTAGACCATCCAGAATCTAGTGTTATTGCTGGTGATAGAATATCACACAATATAGTTGAGACATGGTGGGAAGGTCATACACTTATGGGCAAAATGGAGATACTAATGACACCTGGATATATTAATTATGGTATTGTATCAACAAAAGGAGATGAAGTCGCTAATCTATTAAGAAACAGAATTAAAATAGGTGTATCATCTAGAGGTGTTGGTTCGCTTAAAGAAGGTAAAAATGGTGAACAAATAGTACAAGACGATTTTGAGATAATATGTTGGGATGTTGTAACAGCACATTCAACACCAGATGCATGGATTGGTAGGAGTTCTGAAGAAATTAGACCGTATGTAGAAAACGTACAAAAGAAAAAACCATTAATTGAAGGTGGGTTAAATGATAAATTAGATAAATTTTTATTAGATTAATAATAATTATAGATATTTTTTTACTTTAATTTGGTTTTTTGTTAAAATCACACATATTTATTAACAAATGAGGGGTTTACCCTATTGTTATTTATATATAATATATAAAATTTAAAAAAAATAAAAAAAGAAATGGCTGAAAAAAAATCAATACTTGAAGAAGCGTTATTGGATATTAAAAACATTCAATCTGCTTTAAATGCCAACACAAAAGAAATACTTCGTAGCGTTGCTAAAGAAGAAATTGATAGTGTGGTGAAAGAATCGCTTATGAAAAATGAAGCTGATTATGAAGAAGAGGATTTGGAATCAACTGATGATGCTGTAGAATTAGGCGGTGACGCTGATATCAATACAATGGAATTAGGTGACGAAGAATCTGACGATGCAGAATTAGATGATATCGAAGGCTCCGAAGAAGTGGCTCCAGAAATGGATTCAAAAATTGGAATGGACTCAGATGAGTTAGGTGGAGTGTATGATATGACTAAAGGAGCATCAGATGATGAAGTTTTCGCAATTTACAAAAAATTAAGCGGTGAAGACGAAATCGAAATTGTTGGTGATGAAATTCACTTAAACATTACCGAACCAGGAGAGTACATTGTTAAAAAAGGTGCTTTGGGTGATTCAATGGAAGCTGAAGAAGAACTTGATTTAGAAGATTCTGAAGAAGAATCTGAAGAAGAGGGAGAAGCTGAAGAAGAAATGAATTACGAAATTGAAATGGGTAATGAAGAAGAAGCTGAAGAAGAAGAAGCTGAAGAGGAAGAAGCTGAAGAAGAAGAATCTGAAGAAGAGGAAGAAGAGGAGTTAGAAGAGAATTTAGGCGCTACTAGAGGTCATGCTGGTAGACAAGGTGCTAAAAGGTCTGGTTCTGCTCATATTCCAAAACCTAAAAAAGCTTTGGAAGAATCACAAAAAGCTAGACAAATTGTTTCTGAAACAACCAAAAAATATAATACATTATTAACTGAAGCTAAAAAATTACAGACTGAGAATGAAGAATTCAGAAAAGCTCTTAAAACTTTTAGAAATCAGTTAGTAGAAACAGTAGTATTCAATAGTAATCTTACTTATGTAACTAGATTATTCATGGAACATTCAACAACTAAAGCTGAAAAACAAAACATTATTAAACGTTTTGATGTTGAAGTATCAAATTTAGTTGAATCAAAAAAACTTTACAAAACTATTGCTAACGAATTGGAATCTAGAAAACCAATTGCTGAGTCTGTAAATAACAAAATAATTAAAGAAGCGGCTACTAGTACTTCAAAACAATTAAACGAAAGTACTGCGTATGTTGACCCATCTACTAAAAGAATCTTAGATTTAATTAACAGAGTAGAGAAAAAATAACAATAACAATAACAAAAACAAAAAAAAAAAACAAATTATGTCACATTTATTAACATCTGGACAAGTTGGAAATATTGGTTTAAACCATATGAAAGCTATCCGTAAAGAAACACAATCTAAATGGGATTCTTTAGGCTTCTTAGAAGGTCTTAGAGGTCACGTAAAAGAAAACATCGCTCAATTATATGAAAACCAAGCGTCTACATTATTAAGCGAGTCTACAACAGCTACTAACTCTGGTTCTTTTGAAACAGTTGTTTTCCCTATCGTAAGACGTGTTTTCTCTAAATTATTAGCTAACGACATCGTGTCTGTACAAGCTATGAACATGCCAATTGGTAAATTATTCTTTTTCGTACCACAAACTTCTAGCCGTGTTGACGGTGCTGGTGTTGCTGGTAGTGATTATACCTCTACAGCATCTTCTGATGTTTATGGTACTACTTACTCTGCACACACTTCATTTGCATCTAACGGAATTCCTTCATGTGTATTGCCAGCTGCTGGAACATGTGTTGTAACACCTTTCGAAGCTAAAAACTTGTACGATATTTTCTACAATGATGGTTTATTTGATAACTCTAAAGGTACTTTAACTATCCGTACTCACGCTAGCTTACCTAAATTAACTTTTAATTCTAATGGTGATTTTAGTAACCCTGTAGTTGGTACTGGTACTTTGCCTACTGCTACTGATGGTTCATTAAGAGAAATCATCGTTAACGTTTCTGGTTTTTCACCAAACAACACAAACAAACAAGTAATGACAGGTGCTGATGGTAACCAAATGGATACTGAATCTTTCTTAGCTTCTTTACAAATTGTTACTACTGCTAACATTTTAGACAGAGACGCTAACGTAGTTGTTGCTTCAAACAAATCTGTACCTTTTAGAGTTGTTACTCAAAAATATGGTAGAGGAATTGTTGATTATAATTCTATAACTGATGCTACAGGTACTATTTATTTAGCTTTAGACTTGACTCACCCAGTTGGAACAACTGCTACTGGTACTGCTGCTGCTGGTACTGCTACTTATGATGGTTATGTTGGTGCTTCTGCTACAACTGCATCTGCATTTACTTTTAACGCTGCATGGGCTGAATATGCTACATTAGAGCTTGAAACCGAAATGGGAGAAGTATCTTTCAAATTAGACGAAGTTGTTGTTGCTGTTGAAGAAAGAAAATTAAGAGCTACTTGGTCTCCAGAGCTTGCTCAAGACGTTAGTGCTTTCCACAACATCGATGCTGAAGCTGAATTAACAGCTATGTTATCTGAACAAGTTGCTGCTGAGATTGACCGTGAAATCCTTAGAGATTTGCGTAAAGCTGCTGCATGGCAATTGAGATGGGATTACAATGGTTGGAGAAAAGCTTCTACCGCTGCAAGTCCATATACTCAAAAAGAATGGAATCAAACTTTGATTACTCGTGTTAATCAAGTATCTGCTCAAATACATAAATCTACTCTTAGAGGTGGTGCTAACTTTATCGTTGTATCTTCTGAAATCTCTGCTATTTTTGATGATTTAGAATATTTCCACGTAAGTGATGCTAACCCAGAGCAAGACCAATACAACATGGGTATTGAAAGAATTGGAACTTTAAGTGGTCGTTACCAAGTGTATCGTGACCCTTATGCACCAGCTTACTCAGTAGTTATTGGACATAAAGGAAAATCATTATTGGATACTGGTTATATCTACGCACCATACGTGCCGTTACAATTAACCCCAACAATGTACAATCCATTTAACTTTGCTCCAGTTAAAGGTATCATGACACGTTACGCTAAAAAAGTTGTGAACAATAGGTTCTATGGCCATGTAAGAGTGGACGGTGTACCTACATTCAATGTTAACGAATTACGTTAATCGTAACTAAAATAAAACTTAAAAGGTGGATAATATTATCCACCTTTTTTGTTTTAAATACTTGACTTTATTAACGATTATTAGTATATTTGTATTATGAGTAGGAAAATAGAATTAACCCAAGAACAATTAGCTGAGTGTCTTAAAATGTATAATGAAGAATTACTTGGTTCAACTACCATTAGTGAAAAGATGGGAATACATAAAACAATAATTATTAGAACACTTAAAGAAAATGGTGTTGAATTGGGACCGTCTGGACGAAGAAATATTGGTGGTAAATCAGTTGCACAAAAAAAATATGAATTAAAACCAGAAGTAAAAGCTAAACGAAGTGAATACCATAAAGATTGGTCAGCTGATAATCGTGAAACCTTACGAAAGTATCATGGAACTTGGAGAGAAGATAATAAAGAACATGTAAATAAATATAAGCGTGATTATGAACGTAAAAGACGTGCTGAGGACCCAAAGTATAGATTAGGTGTTAGAACTCGCACAGCGGTATGGCAATTACTTAAAGAGCGTAACATCAACAAGACCAATAAAACATTTGAATTACTTGGATATACATTGGAAGAGCTAATGGTTCATTTAGAGAAACAATTCACCGAAGGTATGACATGGGATAATTATGGTGAATGGCATGTTGACCATAAGATACCGATGGCCAGTTTTAATTTCGAAACAACAGATGATAGAGAATTTAAACTATGTTGGTGTTTGGCTAATCTTCAGCCTCTGTGGGGACCAGATAATTTAATCAAGGGAACAAAACTTTTATGAGTTCTGGGATATTTATTAGTATGAAAGAGTTTATTAAAAAGTTATTAAGGGAAGGTTTAATTGATGATTTTGATTTTGAAGTTGAGAATCATGGTAAAGTTATTCATAGTGAAATTAAAGTTAAAGATATTGAATTATCGTTATATAGGGGACTTAGAAATCAATTTGATAATACTAAAGCACATCCAGAGTTAGTTCCATATGGTAATGATTATATGTTAGTTGCTTCAAAATTTCCCGATAAATTGATATGGTTTACTAACGATATTGAATTTGCAAAAAAATATGATGGTTATGCGTTAATAATATATAAGTTACCAGTTAAAAAACATGAAAAAATAGTGACTTATGAAGATGGTTATACAACAACAGATTATATAGATAATAATGATATTATGATTTCTGGGTATGGTAATACACAGATAAAACAAGACCCTTATAATAATAATAGTTTTTATGCTGGTATTGAATTACCAGAGCATTGGTATTGGTCTTATAAAGTAGAAAAGCATATTGTTTGTGATAAGGATTTAATCATACCATGGAAAAACATTAAGTATAATGATTAAAGCATTTTATTCCACCAAGGTAGTTCATTAAATTCTTTTAATGTTTCATCAAGATAAGAAATATCTAACACCCATTTATAATGTGAACGCTTAAAATAAAGACTAAAAACATCAGTTAGATAATCTTGAACTTCTTTTTCATTCATCCCATTAACTTTAATTAATTGTTTAATTACAATATCAATTTCACCTTTTATTTTTGCAAGGCCTGGATGTTTTACTTTATGACAATATGGACATAATGAAATTAAACCAGTTAATTTTTGTCTATAATTTTTATCATCATATTCCCATATTTCATGGCATTCAACATCGTGGTTAAACCCTTGATTTTTACCAGTATCACCACATATTTCACATTTATTGCCAGCAGATTCATAAGATTTATTTCTTAAATAATCCCATTCTTTTTCTGACACATTGCTTCTAACGTTATTATACCAGCTAGTACTAGGAACTATCTCTGATGTTAATTTATATTGTGACATAATTAATATCCGTTATTATGCGAATCGTCAAAATTTAAGTTTTCTTTAAAATTTTCCATTATCTTAGGTAACCCATTAAAATAAGCTCTAATTTTTTTACCTAATTCGTTATCATTTGGGGTTTCCAATACTATTTTTTTAATATCTAATAGAGTGGCTTCTAATAATTCTTGATACATAACAATAAGTTTTTTTACAAATATACATAAAAAAACCTAAGATTCAAGTCTTAGGTTATATTTTTTT